CAAATACCAATGACTCGACACTTTAGACTTATCCCCAAGGAGGAAGAAACAGCGAACAAAAACCCACAACCATGAGCACAGCACCAGACCCGGCCCCCAGCACCTCCGGGCCCCTGCCGATCAGCCCCACTGCATCACTCCCCCTGCCTCAGGCCACACACCTAGTGGGAGCACCCATGCCCGGCGAGGGTCCCGCCCCAGCTTTACTTTGCCTTTACAATCAGGCGGTGCGGAGCTTGGTGGGTCCCCTTATAACAGCTATCTCTGTAATTTGTGCTGTGTGTCCTCCCTTTAGGCAACATTTCCATGTTCCAGAGAATGTATTAAAGCCTGATGGAACTTACCTCCGGTGGATCCCACAAGGCTATGGGACATCCTCAAGCAAAGTCCCTCTTATACCTGTCGACAGTGAGCATGTAACAGGCCTGTACCATGCCGCATGTACATACCTCGTAGCACTATTCAAGGACTCACGTGATAACTCTCATATCAAGGCAGCCGAAGGACGGTTTGCAGCATTCAAAGCAGCCGCAAATATTTCTGTGACCCATACTCCGTATCCACAAATTGACACGTCTTCCTTTGTGGCATGGATGTCAGCACAGACCTGGGCACACTCATCGTTAATTACTATTTTAAGCACTCCTATAACAGGGCCAGGTGCACATCTTATGACGCAAATGCATCTGGTTGCAAAGGATGCCCAAATGACAACATTGAATGCTATAGACACATTTCTTAAGGAATTTGATTCAGCGCTTATTCTGATCCCAGGAGTCGTAGATGATATTCCGAAGTTTCAGCGGGCATGGCAAGAATTAGCAAGCCTTGTGTCCTCAACATGGTTTCCCTATGTCAAAGCAACTATGCATCCTCAAGCAAAGAAAATATCACCAAGCAGCTTCCCCAAACTAGCTTCAGCTGCATTGTATCATGCTGTCGAAACAAACCCCACTATGAGGATGTACAGACAAAACAAACCCATCCCTGGAGGGATTCCAGAATCGCGACTCAAGGCTGCATTCCAGAAGAAGCTTAAACGAGCTGAAGCAGAAATATTTACCGACGAGCAAAGAGACATTCTTCAAAAATATGGGGTCACAGCATCTATTATCGAAAGAACACTTCGTAAGCAGACAAAGAAAAGATCACATTCCCCAGACACAAGTGAAATGGACACATAAAAAACCGAACCAATGGATACCTCTGAGGAAATCAAGGCCGTAGCAGAGCTGATTCGCCGTGCAACACTTAAAGATGGAATCGAGGTCGACAGAGCCGATCCAAGAGGTAGATGCCCTGTACAAGCAGATTCCAGCAATACTAGAGGAGCTTCCCCAGAGCTTACTGATTCAGGGCCAGCAGTTCGCGGACTCCGGAGCTCCAACAGGGATGGAAAGCGAGCCACTGGCGATGCTGCACGAAAAGGTCAAAAAGGCAAAGAGAAAAAGGGAGATAGTAGATCTACAGAGTAATGATACTAGTGATGATGATGGGGAATTACCAGACCCCTTGGTTGGGAAAGTTGACGTTCTAATATCAAAGGTTGATGGTTTGGCATTGTTAGTTGATAAACGATTCTCTTTGCTAGAGGGGAGGATTGATAAGCTTCAATCTGACATTGCTTACCTTGGTTCTAGGGCCGCAGAGGGGCGACCAATCCAGACCCCGATCCAGCCATTTGGCCCGCCAGCTGCAATCCCGACTGCTCCTGTATCTCACCTTTATCCTGATCTGCCTAACAATTCCTGGGACGACCTCGGAATGTAATATTACAACAAACGGGCTACATTGTAATCTTACAAGCACACCTACTCGGATTTCTCTGAATTGGACATTTCCATGTGATGACTTTAACCAAGACAACCATCAGCCAGCCCGCTGCAATATCACCCTGAAAACGCATGATCCTACCCCGCTGCATGCAAAGGCTGAAAAATGTTACATCTATACTTGTACAACATCCTTTGGTTTTTGGGGTGTATATTCTGAGTCAAGAGAAGTTACAAGAACGCTCCATCGTAATGGATGTGAGTTCCTTGATGAGATACCGGAAGATCCTTATACATGTAACTACTGGTGGTGCAAGTACAATGTTAAGACTGAGAGATGTCTGTGTCTTACAGAAAACATAACAGTCGTAGCCTTGCCAAATGGACATCTTTATTGCTCCTTTGAAGATTGTTCCATGTTAAGTGCCCAGTTAAAGATCCAGTATACTCCTACATTAACAAAGGTACTTATCCTCGACAACGTGACGCATACCAATGCTACATATGCTAACCAACCTGCCACAATTATTAATGGCACTAGAGTAATGATACATAGCCTGCACAAGGAATACACTATTGTTAACTATACGCTCAATGACACAAGCATTGATGGCCAGTGCGAAGCAGCCTCAAGCACCAGAAGGCGACGAGACGCGTCACAAGGATACACAATTGATAGTATAGGCCATCTACTATATCCAGGATTTGAGGCATGTAGGTTACTCAGAACTTTATTGCCAGCAATTGCACTCCAGCCCCTGTTGGATCATACACTTCTGCTACAGGCGTGGTTTAAAAATGACTCTATAGCAGGCAGGATTGTTTCTGATACAGCTTTAGTATGGACTTGTGAGAGAGTTGACTGTCAATTGAAGAATTTGTCATCTACGTCTCTTTATTTTCCTGTTCAATGCAATGACAAGAACTTTAGCCTTAACCCTTGGACTAATGTGCTATACTCTGATGGCCCTGATGTTGGCCCCGGAAGATATTTAGCACTCAAAATTGCCAACGGGTCACATATAACAGGAGTTACAGGATCTGGAATTTGCCCACAGGTCATTGAAGAACCCTCTATGACAACAGGAATATTCTCATTTACAATTCCTGATCTACATGAAGACCTAATTCAAAGTGTGCACATCCTTGATCCCGTATTTTATGCCCTTGGAATGAGAAGGGATTTTAGTGCCACGCTCCATTCTTCAACCAACCATGAAACCAACACGTCAGAGACGCTTTGGCACATAGGGCTGCCGTCATTCAGCTTCTTGAATCCTCTTGGCTGGATCAGGGATTTAACATCTTGGGCAGCATGGCTCGGAGGAATCTTATATCTTGTGACCATTGTTATTTTCCTTATCAGAACCTTGACCCGTAGGGTCAAATATGGAAGATAAAAAACCGAAAACATGTCTCCCTCATCTGTCGCAGATGCAATCTTCCCAGGATTCTCAACTCTCTTTGTAAAATTGTCATTTTTTAATGCCCAAGTTCGGGTGGCAATTGCATCGGTTTTTGATGAGATACCTATCTCAAGTGACGAAGTTAAGCAGTATGTTACGTTTGATGTAGAGCCAATTGGTCCCGGACAAGTGCGACTCTTTATGAAGTGGACCAGATACGGGCTTGAGAAAATTCAGTCTGTTCTCATCAATAGGAGAGCTTTAACTGATCTTTGCTTTTTGGATTTGTCTCCTCAACAGTCAGCAGCAATAATTGCAGAAGGGTTTAACGTCCAAGAGGCTTTACTTTACTACATTCATCCGGGCCCTTTGTCACAATGGATCAAGAAAAAGGTGTGACCTACGATACTATAAACAGGACCGACCAAACTCTTAAATCACCGCTACTAGGAACAGAAGTAATGTTCTGTATTGACTCTATGAGGAAATTGGGACATCATAGCCGGGCACTACAAAAGGTAATTTCTACTCAAAGTTTAATACCTTCTCGTTTATATTACAGAATCTTTATTCCGTGGATCAACAAACCATCACCCGCAAAAAAGCATTCAGTCATCTCTGCTGCAGCTAAAACATGGGCAATCACAGCAAGAACATGGGGAGCGGCGCCCTCATTAATTGATAGGGGGACAAAGGCTATACAGGCTGCCTTTTTGCATACTCAAGCTATAAGCCTTATAGAAAAACATAGAGAAATTCAATCTATAATAAAGCGTGTGAGTTTCACTCATGAGGCCGACATCCTAGGCCAGAGGCTAGATTTTCTCCGGCTAGATTTTGTTCAGTCATTAGTGGTTGTTACAGATACTTTGCTCCAGACACAATGCCTGATGACCTACAACCATTTTTTGGCAGTCGCAGATACGATAAAGTCTCGAATGAATCTACTTCTGACAAGTATTGTTAGTGATACTCTTCAAAGAAGTTCACATTTGACCACACCACTGTTTTTCACTCTTATGACAGAGACAGACAAAAGTGCCTTAGTTTTGCCTGACAACACCTACTTCCAAGGAATTAAGTCTATACTTGGTTATTGTCAAGGACTAGTCCTTAGGTATCACAATTCATCAGATCTACCTAGTGATTTTTTCAAGGTAACTGAAACTTCAGTTGTAACTTTATCTGCTTGTCTTGCTCAGATGATAGATGTATTGAGTAAATCTACACCTGTGACATCACTGGAAGTGTGTGCAGTGAACAAAATATACTTCTTTCCTGAAATTGACATGGAAGCGGGTGCTCGAGAACAATTCCAGAAAATGAGAGCAAATCACCGAACGTCAAGCGAGTTGTTAAAATATGGACAATCACTGAGCTACGTGTTTACAGCTGAGTATATAAGAGGCTATCTTCACAAGCATGGAGTTTGGCCCCCCTGCTCAGTTACATGTCCCACTTTAGCAAAGTACCGGGCAAGATCACTATGGCCGTCCTTTGCTAAATATAGCCATTTTAAGAAAGTAACCTTGGAGTATAGTGGCACTCCCTTCGACACAGAGCCTGACATAGCAGATCTTGTTACTGACAAGTCCATTGTTGAATCGAGGGAACACTGGACCTTTGAATATAATTCGGCTGCACATATTGAGAAGCACAGGAAAAAACTAATTCATCCTCCGTACCGTGGGGAGAAGAGGTTGGTCAAGGCTCTCATATCAGGGAAACTTGACAATATTCCAGCGATCTTAGCCCCTTATTGTCAAGGCATGATCCAACCAAGAAATTGCTTAACTGTATTAGTTCCAAAAGAGAAAGAGCTTAAGAAACATGGACGGTTCTTTAGTGTGCAGACTTTACACAACAGAGTGTTCCAAGTTGTGTCTGAGTTGAATCTGAAAAATAGGATAATGCCATACATTAATACACACTCAATGACAATGACATCTACTAGACTGAGTCATGTTTTGATTAAACTATCTAAGGTGTCATCTTCAGGGAAAAATTTTGTTATAAACCTAGATTATTCTTCGTGGTGTAATTATTTCAGGCCTGAGGTCCAGCATGATACTTGCAAGATTATTGACAATGTTCTTGGTTCAGGAAGGTTCTACCAACTTGGTAGTATCCTCCCACGGTATTTGACTTTCATAATCCAGGACAAGTTTAATCCTCCACAGCAAGGTGAGGACCTCCACCCAATCGAGGACCACCGCACCTGTGTCCATGGAACCGGCTCCTCCGGAGAGGGGATGAGACAAAAATTGTGGACTGTGCTGGCTAGTTGCAGTGAACTCCTAGCCCTTGAGGAAGCAGGTGTTACAGGGACCGTATTTGGGCAGGGCGACAACCAGACTATCATTGTTGATTCAGGAGGGGATAAGTCAGGTACGGCAACCAGAGTGCTAGAATCCCTGCGGAAAAACGCTGAAGAAATGGGTCATCAGTTAAAAACAGATGAGTGCTGGGTGAGTGATTGTCTCTATGAATATGGGAAAAAACAATATTTCAAGGGGACAGCGGTCCCAAATATTTTTAAAATTATATCACGAGTGTCAGACAGCACTGGTGAAATATTCCCTAACCTGTATTCAAAACTAGCATGTCTGGTGTCATCATGCGAAAGCGCAGCCCAAGCTGACCACTCCCCATGGTGCACTGTTGTAGTGGGAAGTATCCTCTACCATATTGAAGCAACCATCCAGCTCCCAAGTGACATCTGCAGCAACATCGACCGAATAGTCGCTGCTTCAGTAATTGGTCCGCCACTTGGAGGTCTTCCCACTGTCGCCCTGTCTCCAGCTGCCTTCTTTCGCGGAGTGTCAGACTCACTCCCACTTCAATTGTCTCTGTTGAAGACTGCTTTGGATCTCGGTGTAAGCCCTTTAATCTTAGACACCATGTCGTCTATCACTCCTTCATCAGCAATTAGTTACCTGTCTCTCATTTCTGATCCAAGTTCTCTTAATATTGACCAGCCACTTAGACCTGAAAGGGTCCTTAGAGATTGGATAGAGGAAGCATTATTAGACCAAGGACAGTCCACAAAGTTATCAGTGCTCTTTTCAGAATCCATAACGAGTAAGGCAGAAATCTTGTCACGTGACCTGGCGGCTATGGACCCTATGTATCCGCGAGTAATGAGCGCAATTTTTGACTTGAGTAATGTATCATATGGTCTAAGTTTGCTAGATAAATTTCAAAAATCAAGTACTATTATCTCCACTAGCCAGGAATTGTGCTTCTCTGACCTTGTTCTTGAGAGCAAAAGATATAGACATGAAGTGGTAGCGTGGCTCCGGGGGATCTCAGTAGGGTCAGTGTCTGTTCAATTGCTAAATCAAGGCTGTACAGCTCGGACAGCTGATCGCCTCCGTATGTTGACTTGGAAAAGACCCCTGTATGGAGTAACAATGCCATTTATTGGAGAACAGTTTAAGCTCTACTCAGAAGTTTGCCCCTCTCAAGTACCTACAAGCATAATTTATAATATACAAGATCCAATAACATTTGAACATCTGCTTGTTCCTGGGAGCTGCAAATTTTACATGGGGTCAAAGACTTTCATCAAGATAATTCGAGGGCACGTGAGCAACTTGAGCAGCAAGAGGCTCGAAACAATGTCTGAGAACTTGATGGCTTTAGTAGACTGGTTCAATCTCAAGGGCACTAGCCCCGAGTCAAACCTCCAGGCACTGTTGGATGTCCTCCTCGAAGAAAAAGGAGTTAAGAGACCACAATGCCGTGTTGTCGCAGGTGGAACTTTGACACACAGGCTTCCGTCAAGATCAGAAGCAAGAGACGGACTTGCAGGAAGCATGAACCACACAAGTAGGCATGTCTCTTTTACAACAGATTTTATGACAAAATATACAAAATCAGGGGATGATTATACAATCCACTTTCAGCAGGCCTTTATCCATGGGCATAATCTAATCTCGGGACTGCTACTTTCTGGGCAAACATTGAAAGGCCACCTATACCTAAGTGAATGGTGCTCTAGCTGCACTCAGCTTATTCCACCAGAGACCTTTGATCTTACCAGTCCTCCCTCCTATAAAGGTTTACCTATGCTTGCCCCGGCAAAGATCCATCACTTAGAGTGGGAGCCAGAAACCTTAAACGATCCTTACCATGTGCTTCCTTATCTTGTTGCTGATGAAATTTTTTCTAGCTTTTGGATCGAGAGCCGACAGGTAAGCACTGGACTAGCCGCCAATTACTGCATAAGTGATCTTGAACGGATGTCTCTTGCACAATCGAGATTTATCATATGGAGCGTCGTTACTGAAAAATTTTGGTTTCTACTACTTAAGAGGTTATACGACAAACAATTGATAGCTTACCTTACACGGTGCAGACAAGGACTTGTACAAAGTGATACTCTCAGCTGGGTGTTAAAGACAACATCCCATGGGGTTTTCCAGGACAATTTACTAGACATGTGCTCAAGGACTCGTACCGGGTTCATGACACCTACATTGTCACGACAAAAGGCAATTGTAAAAATATTACTTCTTCCACTATTTCGAAGGAGTTATTGTGAGCAAGTGATTAAGCGCAAACAGAAAAAATTCTTTGGGAAATGCGCTGTGGACCCTAAAATGACACTTGATACTGCCCTTGCGCTGATCAAGACAGAGCCAATAGATCTATCACCGACAGTACTCTCTACGACTGAGTATGGGATCATCTGTAATCATCCTGACTTGTGCTTACCTATGAGTCTTGCTGGTGAAGGGATCTATATATCCCAAGTATGTCAGATGTTTAAAGGATTTATCTCTATGCATCATTTGACAAGTGTGGCTCTCTCGGAGTCCGTCCCTGCTAGTATCTGTGTTGATATATGCCATGTTTGCCGTGTTATTTTACTCGGAAAGAACACCGTCGAGAAGGTAGACAGAGTAATAAACTCTGATATTTGTGATGCCGCCCGAGAAAACCTCCTAATTGCACAGTCAATACTCTCTTTCCCCGAATCAAGGGTGATTTTTTCCATGGAGCCACTGGAGAGCAAATGGCCAAATGTCCTTGACGTAGTCTACCCGACGTCAATAACCCCATGTGAGGCTATAGGGATGTGCAGGAAATGGTCTGATTTGGCATTGTATTCCACAGCGACTGAAAGCATAATTGACCTTAGCTCATATGGCTGCAAATCAAATCTTACACCCTTGTGCCCATCAGTTGCCTCCGATCTTGGCATGTGGGTTGAGGATGCACTCCAGGACTTGGAAGATATGGCAATTGCTATTGTTGAAAGCGGAAGCTTAAGTGAAGTATGTGCCCTCCACACCTATGTTGTAAGCCTTCAGTTCTTCTTTGGGTTTACACCAGAGTACAGCAGACTATATGGGTTTGGGGCAATGCGTGGATTCAGAAGCTTGATGGTTGCAGGAAAAAAACTTTTTTGGGCACATTTCCAGGATGTCCACACTGAGGGGCTACATGTAAAAGCTTGTAATGCAATTCCTAGGAGACTATACGGGGATAAAGGAGCTGTCGTTCTTAGGCCAATAGCAAAAATTTTGCTAGGATCTTCAGTAAGGTAAATTATCTAAGAAAAACAAACTCAACAGTATGGGTAAGTGTTGGAAACATCGATTTTAGTGTTTATTATTTGTTAGAG